CCAACGCTTTCCACTTGGCAACTCGATGCAGCCATTGCCGAAGTGGCGAGATCGACTTTGCTGTTTTAAAAATGGAGCAATAGAAACAACCATAGTCACATCAGCCCATTTGTCGTGACACTTGCAATAGCACCAACCGCAGAAGCCAGGGCAGGGGATGCCTGCACTCGGCCTTGAACAACTAAACCGATCAGTGACAGATGGCGAATACCAGCATTAACACCTTCGAGTAAGGACATTCGACGCTGAGAACTGACCGCACCCCCTTTCACTGCATCAGCTGCAATAGAACCTACGGCGGCAGTTGCTTGTAGTGCGTAGGTTGATAGATTAGAAGTAGCAATCTCATTGACCGGAACTGACGGCAGGCAATTTATCTGTGCCAGCATGCCATCGAGAAGGGTCGCGTCCTCAGTCAGGTCAGTGATTAAAAGAACTTCCTCACAGGTAAGTTTATGAGGTTGTTCAGGGTTGAACTTATTGCGTAGGATTTGGGGTTTAGTTCCCATTAGCGCGGCAAGTTCGGTAAGGTTATGACGATTCACAAATGCCTTACATGCATCGTCAAAGTGAGCGTGTATGGAAACGCGATAATCAAACATTGTTAGTCCCTGCTAGTTTGAATAATCTGACTCAACGATTTATGTAGCGGCATTTGATGGCTTGCTGACGGTTTTTCTCACGCCATGCCTCAAGATTTATCAGGGCATTGCCATGACGTTCCATAACCACAGTTTGCATTTGACCTGTTTTACGGTTTTTGCGTTGCTGGGTGATTGTGGTTGAAGGCGTGGGTGCAAGCAGGACTACGCCATTCGCGATCCATTTTTCGAGGACAGCGGAGCTGATGCCGTTAATTGCAGCAAAATCTTTTTTAGAGATTGTCGGGGAGTTAGCGAGTGTGGTCAGTTGCAAACTTATTGAGTTCACAATAGTCGCGGACAGGGCTGACTCCAAGGCCGGTAGCAACTGGGATACAACAGAGTTTAACAGTTCCTTAGAAACGGCTTTCTTATCAATGGCCACTTGAATTGCATTCTGGTCAGACATAAAGCAAAATCTCCCTTTGAGCAGTTTGAGTTCTACTGTGTGACATGTGGTGTGCTTGCACTTTAGAACGCTTTATTTGAACTGTAAATCTCTTTTAGCGATTTATTGGTAAAAAAAATGCGTCTAGATAATGCTGTAGCGGCTGATGTGCTGGAAAGAATCCTTTCGGCATATGGGTTTACGATGCAAAAAGAACTGAGTGATAAGCTCGGCATTGCTAAGAGTAATGTTGCTAGTTGGCTGCAGCGTGGGCAAGTTCCTGGCAATGTCTTGGTGCAGTGTGCCTTAGACACAGGAACAGATGTTCGATGGTTAGTGACTGGTCAGTTTGCAAATGCAAATATAGATATATTCCATGAGTCATCAAGACATTCATTACTCAATGGGCAGTCTTTAATTACAAAAATGCTACAGTCAGGAGGAAAACCTGTTCTGCAACGCATCCTGGAAGCTTACGGTTTCAAGACTCAAAAAGAGCTTAGTGAATATCTTGGGATCTCCACAGGAACCATAAGCACATGGGTACGTAGAGAGTTTTTTCCTGGGGATGTAGTTATTGCTTGCTCCCTGGAAACAGGGGTTTCACTTGCTTGGCTCTCTATTGGTGAAGAATCTGCTGCTAGCTCCTCAAGCTTGAAAGTCTCTAATATTCATGATGCTCAAATGAGTATTGATAAGTACCTGTTATGTTCAGGTGACTTGATAAGCGCTGGTGATTTTTCCGTAGATGCTGCTTGGCGAAAATATGTTGTTGCTTCGTGCGTTTATGTTGAGAAGAATGATAAAGCTTGGATTTTAGACAAAAATTATAAAAAAATAGTAAATGGTAAATGGTTAATTGCTATAGATGAAGTTTATGATATTTATTCAGTTATTACTGTACCAGGAAAAAAAGGAAAATTTCAGAATAAAACTTCTGAATTTGAATGCCTTATGGACGAAGTCGATTTTTTCGGTTTTGTAAAAATAGAGATCTCTTGCAACGAAAGAGATTTTTAATTTCCATAAAGTCAATGGTATATTACCAATAGCTATGGGGTGATAAATGAACATGGAATTAGATGTAAACGCTATAGATAGGGTTCCTGCTTCACAAACTGCTACAGAAAAAACAGAGGAATCAATTCCTTTAAATGGTGGGCAAGAACACACTGTTAACACTATTGAAGAACTGCTTACCATACTAAGTAAAGTCAGCAACAGTAACGAAAAAGTATTATGGTTTAGAGGTCAATCAGGATTTTCATGGGATCTAAGCCCAGGTTTCTTCCGCGACAATTTAAAAATATCAGAATCAACTTTGCTTATGAAATTCAAGCAAAGCGCATCCCAACTGATCGTTAGCAAGCCTGAGAAATCCTATGATTGGATGTTTCTGATGCAACATTACGGACTTCCGACTCGTTTGCTTGATTGGAGTGAAAGCCCATTAGTAGCTCTTTACTTTGCGGTTGAAAACATCATTCATCATGACAAAGATGGTGCATTATGGCTAATGAACCCAATTAAGCTAAATATTATATCTCGTATAAAAAGTGGTAGTGAAGAATATTTCATACCATCATTCGAAGACGAAATTGTAAATAGCTACACAATTGAGAGTATAAAATCTGGGAATCAAAATGTGGAACTACTCCCAGTGGCAATTTTAGCTGCACGAAATAATCCAAGAATCCAAGCTCAGCTTGGGGTATTTACCGTGCATCACACTGCATCAGAGAAAATTGAAACTGCTAATGGTGCGAGAGACCATTATTTGAAGATAAGAATTCCTAGTGAAGCGAAACCAGCTCTAAAAAAACAGTTATCAGTTTTGGGTTATTCACGTTTCCAAATTTTCCCGGAACTGGCCAGTATTGCAGACGTAATCAAGGAGAACATGTTATGAGCTATATTGAAACTACCCCATTAAAGAATAGCACCATAATGATGTTACATGCCGAAAAAAATGAAATTAGATTAGATCCCCCATATCAACGTTTTGGGGAAATTTGGAATTTGGAAAAAAAGAGACTGCTAATAGATTCTATTTTAAATGATTATGATATTCCGAAAATATATTTTCATGCATATGATAGAAAAAAAGCAGCGGAAACAGGATTTACTTATGCAGTGATTGACGGTCGGCAAAGGTTGGAAACTATTTGGGCTTTCCTGGAAGGAAAGTTCACTTTAGCTTCAGACTTTGAATTTCAGCGAGACAGTGAAATAAAACTAGAAAACCTTGGGTATGCGGATATTGCTAAGCAATATCCACGTATCAAAGTTCAATTCGATTCATTCATACTACCAGTTGTTGTAGTTAGTACAGAGGATGAAGAGTTAATTGAAGATATGTTTTCAAGATTAAATGAAGCTGCTCCTCTAAACGCAGCTGAGAAAAGAAATGCTTATGGCGGTTATGTAGTCAAAGCAATAAGGGAAATCTCAAACCATCATTTTTTCACTGATAAGGTTCGCTTTAGTAATAAAAGATATCAACACATGGAGGTTTCAGCAAGGCTGTTATTTTCTGAATACAATGTTTATATGGAAAAAAAGTTATTTGATACTAAGAAAATTTATTTAGATAATTTTGCAAAAAATATAAAGCAAGTACCAAATGACATAGTGGAAGAATGTCAGAATAATGTCTGTAAAGTATTAGATATAATGGCTCGTGAATTTGTAGATAATGACCCTTTACTGCAAGCTCAAGGTAATATGGTACTTTACTATCTTCTGTTTAGAAAAGCGGAAGAATTAGGCGAAATAAATAAAATTGTCAGGAAAGGATTTTTCGATTTTAGGCAGTTACTTAAAGAAAATAGAGATGCTGCGGAGAATACCGGAGAATATGCTGACTCCTCATATGAGTTGTTAGAATATGACCGTTTAACCCAACAAGGAACCAATGACTCGTCAAATATAAAAGAGCGTTTTTCTATCCTAAGTGGTTTCTTCAAATTAAGTGAAACCAATATTGTTTGATTTTCTGGGAGGGGTAACCCCTCCCATACCTAGATATGTTTCATCGCCATTTTGTCGCCATTTAACAATATAATTCATTGATTTTTTTAATAATAATAAGTATTCGGTCTTTTTTTTGCTTGTTTTGAAATCAATGATTTAAATTTAAAACAAGCACTTACCTCACTTTTACTTCCCCCTAATTTTACTGATCCGGACTTTCTGCCGCCACTTTTCGCCAACCATTTGAGCCAGCGGGTTCAGATAAATAGCGTCTTCGAGGTGATCGGGAGCGAAGTGCGTATACGCAGTCGGCCACGGGACGCACGTTTTCATCGTTGAGTGCGGCCTGCACTTTCGCCAGCAGGTCAGCGGGCGCGGACGGTGCAGGAAATTCATCAGAGAAAACGCCGGGCATCACAAAGGCGGTGTCGAGTTCGCCACCCAGGCAGAACAGCAGAACCTGTACA